ATGTTTAATACATCATAGTATAGGTTATAAAGAACTCTTTGAATATTTTCATCTGAAGATTTAATAGATAATACTTCATGCATATCGTTTTTCAGAGTAGATTCATCTGCAAGTACATCTAAGGTAGATGCGATAAGTGGATCTGTATCCATTGCTTCATAATCAGAGTAAAGTTGAATTCTTAAAGTCTGATAGTTAAGATTTGGATTGAAAATATTTTTATTATTGTAGATATATAGACGGGAAAATCTATCTAATAAAGAGTTAGTTTGATACTTCCCTGTTGTCTGTATTTGATTTATATCAGCAATCTTTAATTCTGTACCTCCTACATTCCTTACTAAAATATCTGTTGAGAATAATCTCTGTAGGGAAGTAAACAAATTTCTATCTGCCATTGTAAAATGTTTTATTTATAAATAGTGCATTATCCTAATAGCCAGGAAAGATCCTCCTGACCATTGGGTGTTTCCATAAGATACGGATTATTCTGCATTGGAGCAACGTTATAAACTGCAGAGTTTCTTTGATTAAGACTTACAAAAGAAGATATTGTAGCTCTAGAAAGGTCTAATCCTTGTTGTCTCATTCTAATGGCTGTATCTCTAACATACAATGCTGTAGCAAAAGCCATTACAAGGTCATCATTATAACCTACTTGTGCTTGTGCTTTTCCATTTTTCCATATGAATACTCTAAGTTCTGACATTAATCTCTTAGATTGGATTATAACTGATCTTTCTCTTATATATTCGGTCATTTTAGCAATAACAAGTGGTCTTGTTTTAAGAGACATTGTAAATCCTGGTACAAGTTTATCTCTTTCGTATTTTGCCATATACGATTCAACTGTCTCATTATCTGATCTTGATGAATAGTATAGGTTTTTATATTCTCTTTCTATTACCTGTTCAATAGTTGACCATCCAATATTGGCATTCTCTATTACAAGTAATGCATCACAGTATTCTGTTGCTATTCCTACTAATACGTTTCCATATTCTTTAGGAGATATTTTACCTTTATATTCTGCAACTTGGGTAGCTGATTCTATATCAAAGACATGAAAGCCAGAGTAGTCACTTGAATCACCTCTAGCGACGTCGGCAACAACCATATACGATTTTTGATAGTCAGGTGATTCCCATATCCAAAGATTTCCATCTACACCTCTTTTTTCCATTGGTTCTTTTACATATGTCTCTTCATAGAATGACATATTCTCAACCTCTACTACGGTATCTCCTGATGATAGGAAGTCACAGTCACACTCTTGAGCTGCTTGTTTTTCTCCTAGTTGTCTTGTTTGTTCATCTCTCCAGTCTTGTTGTCTTTCCGGATGTACATCCCATCTTAATTTAACAGGTACAAATCCATTCTCTCCTGCTTCAGCTTTTTCCCATGTTTTATGGAACCAGTTTCCTACACCATTTGGAGTAGAAAGAGCCATACACTGTCCACCCGTTGCAAGTGTCTGTTGTGCTGCTGTAAATGTTTCTTCAATATTATCAATGAAGGCTGCCTCATCTATTAGTAGTAACGATACTGCTTCTGAACGAGCAGCATCTGCATTAGAAGATTTAGCTGTTATTTTAGAACCGTTTTTAAGTCTAAGAGATAATTTATTCTTTTCCGTAAAAGGTAATTGTAACCATTTTGGTAGATTCTCATACATGAAAATTGTTTTGGTTACAAGGTTTCTAGCTGTTGCTTGAGTAATAGCGAGTGCTAGTACGTTTTTATCTTTATGAAAAATCATTAGCCAAAGAGCATATGCTGAGGCTAATGTAGAGATTCCTAACTGTCTTGATTTAAGAGTTACTATAAACTTCTCATCTCTGAATAAGTGAAGAACTCCTTCTTGGAATGGATAGAGATTAAATAAAATCCTACCTCTTGTTGGATGTTGTATGTAGCAATACTTCTTCATGAAGTAAGCCGGGTCTTTTGCACATTTAATATACTCTTGTGCAACTATTTGTTTTATATCTTGTTGTGACATATTATATACTTATATATTATAAATATAGGGATATAAAAAAACCCACCTTTGTGGGGTGGGCTTGTTTATTATTTTATAATATTATTTTCTGTTTTCTGCTAAGAATTTTCTTAAGTCAAAAGTTCCTTCTTGTAAAGCTTCTACTTTTTCTGTTTTAGCAGCTGCAGCTGGTTTTTCTTTTTTGTTGAATTTTTTATCAAATGCTGCTTTTAACTTTTCTGCTGCTTTTTCTAATTTTGCAGCATCTGTTGCTAATTGCTTTAAGTCTTTTGGACTAATGTGTGCAGCATGTTCACTTTCTTCCATTTTCTTTGCTTTCATTCTTAATGCTTCAGCAATTTTTTTCATTTCCTGGATTTTGTGCTCTTCTGCTACTTTGTTAGTTCCGTGGTCGATACTTTTCATTAACTCATCGATATTACTGTATTCTGGTATTACGGTTTCGTCAGCCATTTCGTTTCCTTCGTACTGTCTTTCTATATTATGCTGTGCTTGTTCGATATCATGTCCTGGATCGAATTCTTGATCCTCGTCGTTGTTTGTTAACCCTAATGCGTTTTCTACTAATCTAGTTAAGTACTGTTCTCTTTTAGTCATTGTATTTTCGTTTACTTGTTCGTGTTTTGCTGCATTTTTCCACATTGCTGCTGCTGCTACTTTTTGTCCTGCTTCTTTCGAACCATATTTCTTTTCAGCAGCTTTTTCTACTTTTTCAAATCCAGCTCCTTTTTTACCTATGTCTTTTCCTGCATGTGCTTTTTTAGCTAAAGCTGATTTTTCTTTAGCTGTCATTCCAGCTGATGGTGCTCCTTCTTCAACTCCTTCTCTTTCCATTTCCATGTCTTGTGTACGTATCCAGTTTAGCTGTTGTGACAATACACTTCTTTCTGTAGGAGTTACTTGAGTTCCTGTTTTTTGTTCAGCTGCTTCAATTGCTGCATCAAGTTCTTGTTGTTCTTCGCTTCTAGACTTGCTGAAGATGTCAACAATGCTGCTTAATTGTCCGTGTACTAGTTTAGATGCTGGTGTATCGTAGCTGTCTGAGTAGCTTCCTTCATCTAGGCTTTCTTTATTCGAGCCTTGGTATACTTCGTATGTACCATAATCTAAAATTGCAACTTCTAATTTACACTCAAGTCCTTGTGTTTCTGGATCCAAATCACCTTGTTGGTCTATTTCATCACCTTGTGCGATAAGTACGTCTTCTTCATCATCAAGTAGTGCTTGACTTGTAATCATTGCCAAAGCATCTTGTGCATTCATTACTTGAAATTCTGGTTCGTCGCTCATACCGTGGCTTGAGTGGAATGCTACAGTTACTTCTCCTGTAATTCCTGCTTGAGAAAACGCTTGTGCAATATCTACATTTTCGTTTAAAAGCTTTGCATTCTTTGTAAGTTTATTCTCTGTTAAGAATGTTCTTAAATTAAAATTATCTGCCATTGTGTTTTATTTTGTTTATAAATAGTTTATTTTTAACTAACAAACCCTAACCTAGGTGTATAGTCTGATACTGTACCTAAAATCTTAACGTCTGTACCTATTATTTTTTCTAAACCTTCTGTAGTTCTTACAATGATATAGTCTGAATTACTGCTTATAAACATTATTGGATGATTGATTTCTTCCATATATGCTTTAGCCAGGTCTTTTGCTACTCTTAGTTGTAAGTTTTCAAAGGATTCAAGGTCTGTATCTTCTACGGTAATAACTCCTGTTCCGTAAGCATGATTAAAGAACTTTTGAAGAGTTGCTTTAAACTTATTTTGAAATCCTGTTTCTGTACTGTTTTCTTTTCCGTATAAGTAGTAACTAAATAATCTTCCTATCCAGCCTGAACCTTCTTTTTTAGAAGGTATTATCCTTTTAGCATCTTCATCTGTAAAGAATTTTAATAACTCGTTTGCTATTGATGCTGCACTACCTCCTCTACCTCCTATTGTTTTAGGTGCTAAGATTGATCCTGTTAGTTTATTTTTATCTGTTAAAGAAGAAGCTTTAAGCTCTACTACACCGTCCTTTACCTCTACGTCTCCTGTTTTTGCACTCTTTGTATCTGAAAGAAAGGATACTAATGCTATCTCTCCTCTACCTACTCCTTTTTGTCCTGCTCCTGTTGTAAATCCTATTAACTTACTTACGTAATTGGAATCAACACCTGAAAGTTCTGATAGAGTACTTGCTAGATTACCCGACTCTCCTAAAGCGGCAAATGTGTTTGCTTTGTTATCTATAGAAGCTACCATTTTATCTTCAAAATGATTTCTATCTGCATACCCTGCTACTATTAATGCCTGTTCTTCTCCTAG